TGTTTTTTTTTTTCAAACAGAAGACGGCATACGGGTTTCCTCTACGTCTCGTGGGCTCGGAGATGTGTATACGACTCCGCAGTGGGATGCTCAGCCTCCCGTGTTTTTAGAGTGACGGCCGCCACTCGGACCGTCGTGTTACCTTGAGATCGCAACGAGACGACGCCCCGGACGGCGGGGCAGAGAGGGGTCCACATGGGCGTGAACAGCGTCGCCGCGGCGCAAGCCCGCTACTGGTGCCAAGCCGGCCCAGGCAAGCCGCAGGGGGGCGCCTACAGCGTCGGCTACAGCCAGCCCGATCGGCTCATGGCCTACGAGCGCAGCAACGAGGAGGGCTGGCTCTACGCGGACGCCAACATGGACTGCTCCAGCATGGTCCGCGGCGCTATCAACTACGGCCTCCACGCCGCCGGCTACTCGTGGGACGACCCGAGGATGCTTCCCGGCTCGTCCTGGACCGGGTCGCAGCGGGAGGAGCTCACCGCCCGAGGCTGGGTCGAGGTCCCCTGGGGCGACAACGACCTGTACCCGTCCGGCGGCATCCAGGTCGGCGACGTAATCCTGTCCGAGGCCGCCTCCGGCGGTATGGGGCACGTCGCCATGGTCGTCCCAGACGGCAACGCCCTCATGCTCGCAGAGGCCTGGATCGCCGAGGATGGCTCCACCGACGGCTATGTCGGCGACCAGACCGGCCAGGAGACACGCCTCGAGTCCTATGAGGGACACCTGTACACGTGCGGCGGCCACTGGACTCACTGCCTGCGCCTCTACGAGGACGGCTCTTCCGGCGGCGGCTCCACGGCCGCGTCCAGCTACGAGACGTCCGCGATTCAGCGGGCCGTCCTGGCTGCGGCGGACGCGGTCGGCTGCCCGTGGTGGGCCGCACTCGCCTGCCTGTGGATGGAGACCGGCGAGTACGGGGCGAACATCTTCGGCCACGACGCGGGCGGCGCCTACTGTGGCGGCGGGGAGGTCACGGAGGAGAAGTTCCACGACTTCTACGCGCAGATCAGCGCGGGGGCCACGTCCAACGGGGTTGGCCCGCTCCAGGTCACCTACCCCGGCTATTTCCTCAACGACCCCGACCGGGCGTGGTGGGACCCGCAGGCCTCCTCCGAGGTGGCGTGCAGCATCCTCCGCGACCTGATCGCCTCGGAGGGCGACGACTACGAGAGCCTCCGCCGCGTCGGCTCGAGGTTCAACAGCGGGTCCGCCTACGGCTCCTACGAGGCGTACGGCGTCCGCTTCAGCGACTACTGTCGATCCTGGTACAACTACGGCCGCCCCGCGGGCGGCGGAGAGGATGATCTGAACATGGCTGGTGCTGTGGAGCTGCTCACGGAGATTCGTGACTCGCTGCGTGCGGGCAAGGAGGGCAGCCACTACGCGGGCGACATGGCCTGGTACTCGGGTGCGATCCGCGACGAGCTGCGCGCCCTGAACCAGAAGGTGCAGGTAATCTCGGACGCCGTCACCCCGGGCATCGCGGGCGTGAAGTTCGATGGCGAGCTGTACAACGCGGTCAAGGAGACCCGGAAGTCCCTGGCTGCGATCGAGAAGAAGCTCGCCGGTGAGGTGCCGCAGGCATGACCTGGTCGCCCCTGGCTTTCTCTCTGCCGCCTGCGTGGTGGGCGGCGCTCCTCCCGAACCGAAAGGACGACATCGATGAGTCTGACTCCTGACCAGTCCGCGACCTTGACCGCGGTCGCTGCGATCGGCTGGCCGCTCGTGCAGGCAGCCCTGGACAAGCCATGGTGGACGGCTGGCCGCCGCCGCGCGCTGACCCTGGTGGCTGTTGCGGTTATCGCCGCTGGCACGTACCTGGCGGGCGCATACCCGTCCGGCGTGGAGGCTGTCACCAACCACGCGCTCGCGGTCGCGGGCCTCGTTCTGGGGGCCTTCAATATCCTGAAGACTGTCAAGATCAACGGTGTGTCCGTCCTCGACTGGGCCGGCCTCGTCACGCCCGGCGGCGTCGATCTGGCGAGGGGCAAGCACGCAGCCTGAGGCTGCTACACTGGAGCCGTTGGGGGTTCCACCGCCCCGGGAGTTGACCATGAAGTCCTCCCGGGGCGGTTTTCTCGTATAATCGGGGCATGACTTCGAAACCCCCGGCTCGCCTGTCTGCGAGCGCGCGTGCCCTGTGGGCGGGGGTGACCAGCCGGTGGGAGCTCCGCCCGGATGAGATGCGCATCCTGGAGGACGCGTGCCGGGAGGCGACGCTGGTGGACAAGATCGAGGCGGCGTTGAAGTCCGCCGATCTTGTAACTGATGGGTCTACGGGGCAGGTGCGGGCTCACCCGCTGCTGTCTGAGGTGAGGCAGCATCGTGTGGCGATGACGTCGCTGCTGGCCAGGTTGGCGCTGCCGGACGATGAGGCTGACGGGCGCCAGGATGCTGCTCGGAGCGAGCATGCCCGGGCGGCTGCGATCGCCCGGTGGGGTCAGGTCGGCTGATGGGGCGCCGTAGGGGCCCCTCCCTCGCGTCCTCGGCGGGGGAGGAGGAGCGCGCGATCCGCGGCTACTACGAGCGGCTTCTCCGGGGGGGGGCGCCTGTGCCCACGGGCGCGCCGGTGGATGTGGTGGGGCCGACGTGGTCCCGTGACGTGGGTGGTGGGTGGCTACTGCCTGCGCGGACGATCGCCTTGGACGCCATGGTGTGGGCTTCGTCGCATTTGCGGGGGTCGGATGGTGGGCCGTGGCGGTTCACTGCGGAGCAGGCCCGGTTCCTGGCCTGGTACTACGCCATCGACGCCGACGGGCGGTTCCTGACGCCGACGGTTGTGCTCCAGCGGTGCAAGGGGTGGGGGAAGGACCCGCTGGCTGCCGTCCTGGCGCTCATCGCGCTGCTCGGCCCGTCCGTCCCCGAGTCCCCTGACGGTGGTGACACGTGGCACGGCCGCCCGGAGCGGGACCCATGGATCCGCCTCCTCGCGGTCAGTCAGGAGCAGACGCGCACCACGATGGGGAACATCCCGTCGCTGGTGACGCCCGAGATGCGCGCCGAGTATTCGCTGCATATCGGCACCGGGGGCGTCACCCGCCGAGACGGGGCCCCGGGGGTGATCATCCCGATCACATCCAATCCGCACGCGGCGGAGGGTTCCAGGGCTACGCTGACCGTGTGCACCGAGACGCAGAACTGGACGCGGTCCAATTCCGGTGTGGAGATGATGGGTGTCGTACGCGGCGACGCGGCGAAGTCACCGCCTGGGCGGCAGGCTCGCATCCTGCACCTGTGCAATGCCGCCCGGTCAGGTGAGGAGTCCGTCGGCCTGACGGTCCGCGAGGGGCACGAGCAGGGGAAGGACGCTGCGGCGGGGATCATGTATGACTCGCTGGAGGCGTCTGCACAGGCCGTTCTGTCCGCCGAGGAGGCGCCCCGTGTGGTGGAGGCCGTCCGCGGTGACGCGATCTGGTTGACACCGGCACGCGTGGTGCAGGACATCATGGACCCTTCCACTCCGCCGTCGGAGGCGCGCCGGAAGTGGTACAACCAGGTGGTTGCTGCGGAGACGTCGTGGCTGACGCGACAGGAGTGGGACGCTTGCTGCGACCCGGAGCTGCCCGAGCTGGACTCGGGCGACGAGTGCTGCGTGTTCTTCGATGGGGGTAAGTCGGATGATGCGACGGCGTGTGTCGCTGTGCGTGTGTCGGATGGCGCCCCGTTCGTGGTGGGCCTGTGGCAGCGTCCGCCGGATGCGCGGGCCCACGGGTGGGTTGCGCCCCGCGAGCAGGTGGACGCTGCGGTCCGTGACTTCGTGGAGCATCACCGCGTGGTCGGCTTGTGGGCTGACCCGTCGCATGCGCTGGATGATGTGACGATGGAGCGGTTCTGGGATGAGATCGTGGATGGGTGGCACCGGGACTATGGGCGCCGCCTGGCGTTGCGGGCGGGGCGGGAGCATTCTGTGAACTGGGATATGTCGAATCCGACGCACCACAAGGCGTTCGTGCGGGCCGTGCAGGCGGTCACGACCGAGGTGACGGAGGGGCAGCTCGTGCACGATGGGGACGCGAGGCTCCGCGCCCACATCCTCCACTGCGTGAGATACCCCACCAAGTACGGCGTGTCCATCTCCAAGGAGCACCGCGAGTCCCGCAAGAAGATCGACCTCGCCGTATGCATGGTAGGTGCTCGTATGATGAGAGCTGAGTACAGGAACCGCCGCACTAGCAGATCAAGGGGCCTCATATGGTGACCAAGGACAAGCCGTGGGAGAAGCTCGCGGACGAGCACTCCACGGAGCGTGCCCTGTGCTCACAGCGCCGCGCTGACGTGGAGCCCCTCGCCAACCCCACAGCCAAAGTGATGGGGCTCATGCAGATCGATGGGGGGACGCGCGACCAGCAGAAGCGCCATCTTCGTCAGCTCAGTGTCGGCCCGACCCTGAACCTCCTCGTTGACACCCTGTCCCGGTCGCTGATCTGCGACGGCGTGTCTCGGTCCGGGCTGACCGGTGCTGCCGAGCCGGCCGGCGACCAGGAGGCCTTGCGCACCATGTGGGAGCCGTGGGAGTACGCTGGCCTGCCGACACGCCAGACCGCCCTCTACCGTGAGGCGATTATCGACGGCGCCTCCTACGCGGTCGTCCTGCCCGGAAGCCCGCAGCCCCGCGTCCTGCTACTCCCCGCCTCCCTGATCGCCCTCGACTGGGGCGGCGACCCGACCGCGGAGTGGCCCGTAGCCGCGGCCCTCCTGCGCGATGACGGCGTCCCCTGGCTGTACCTCACCGACATCGACGCAACCGATACCGCCACCGAGGAGGTGGTCGTCACCCACCCTGCCGGCGTGTGCCCCGTCGTCCGGTTCGCGCCGTACGCGGACCTGGCGGGCAGGTGCGCGTCGCTCATCGACCGACTCCGCCCCGCCGCCCGACGGTACGTAAAAACCGTCAATGACAGGCTGAGCATCCAGCATTCCAACTCGTGGCGGGTCCGGACCGCGACCGGCCTAGACGATCCTGGGGACGCGTCCCAGCGGGAGCAGCAGAAGGCGCTCCTCGCCCACGGCGACATCCTGACCGGCGGCGACGGCGTCCAGTTCGGCTCTCTCCCCGAGACGACCATGTCATCCATCCTCGAGGCCGAGCGGGGCGACCTGACGAACCTGGCGGCCCTGGCGTCGGTGCCGGCCTGGTCCCTGTCGTCGTCGCAGCTCGTGAACCTGTCCGCGGACGCTCTCGCCGAGGCCAAGTCCGCGGAGCGGGGGCACGTACAGGCGCTCCAACGTGCGTTCGGGAGGAGCATCGCTTCTCTGCTGCGGCTCGCTCAGGCGCAGGCCGGGCGGGAGGACCTGGCTGGCGACTATGCGCTGCGTATCGACTGGCGGGACACTGAGGCGCGCTCTCTGTCGCAGGCTGCGGATGCTCTCGGGAAGCTGTCTCAGTCGCTGGGTGTGCCGCCGGAGCTGCTGTGGCAGCGGATCCCCGGCGTGTCGCCGCAGGAGGCCGAGGAGTGGCGCTCGTGGGCGGAGGCGCACCCGGACGCGCTGACCCAGTATGCGCAGGCCTTGGCGCCCCAGTGGGAGGGCGCCGACAATCCGCTGAAGGCCTGACGTGGCCCTGTCGTGGGGTGCGGCGGCGGTCACTCGGCAGCATCAGCGGGCTATGCGGCCCCTGGCTGCTGCGATCGGGGAGGCGGCTGCCGAGGATGTGGGCCTCCTCGCGGGCGGCGGCGGCGAGGAGGCGTTCATGGAGGCCGCCTTGCGCAGGCAGGCGCGTGCGTCGGCTGTGGTGGACGCGGAGACTGGAGGGTATCTGGGGCGGTATCGGTCCGCGTCGGGGCTGCATATCGTGCAGGACCTCACGGGCACCGCCATGGAGGCCCGCGAGGTGAAAATGCTCACTCTTTCGGGGCCGGTGACGCGACGCGTCGCCCTCCGGCAGGGGACCTCTGAAGAGGAAGCCCTCGCCCTGGCCCGGCGCCGTGTCCGCACTGGCGCCTTCAAGGCTGCATACGACCGGGATCGGCTCTCTGTCATCCGCTCCGCCCGCAAATCCCGGCTCCGCGCCCGTCGCGTCATCGTCGGCAAGACCTGTGCGTTCTGCTCCATGCTCGCCGCCCGCGGCCCCGTCTACACCCCGGAGACCGCGGCCTTCCAGGCACACCCGCACTGCGACTGCACCTACGAGATCAGTGACCAGACCCCGAAGGCCTGGCGTGACGGGCGAGCCACCCCTCACGAGGAGGAGATCTGCGACGCCTACGAGGCCGCCGCTAAGAGCGTCCCTCAGGATCTGTCCGGGAAAGAGCGGCAGCGTGAGATCATGATGGCGATGCGCAGGCAGAGCCCTTCCCTGTTCACGGACGGGGTGACGGGGTGAGGAGATACACTGGCCGCGTGAGTAGCACCCCAACCTCGAACGGAGACGGGATGGACAAGGACAAGGACAAGGACAAGGACAAGGACGATGCTGTCGCCCCTGACCGCACCGCTGAGCCCGCTGAGGCTGAGCCCGC